GTCCATCTTGATGTTGTACCCGAGGGGGCCGAGCAGTGTTAATCCCTCAAGTGCGTTTTCCTCGTGCGTTAGGGTGACTCCGATGACGCCGTCGTCGCCCTCATGCACACTAGTCCATTCCGAATCCGGGAGGTGCCTGAGACAAACGTACGTGTTGAACGCGTTGATGAGACCGTTGCCGATGGAAGTGTGGGCATCACCAGAGCACCGCGTACCTGTCACTTGATAGATTGCGCCCAACGAGGACTTGCCGGTCGTCTGCCTAGCCAGCCTCAGGGCCTCATGAAACAGGGGGTGTTGATGGGGCGGGAACAAGTGCTCGAATACCTGGTCCTGCACACAGTCTAGCGTTTCGTACGAAATACTCCGGTCGAACCTAGTGTAGTCCGTTTCGAGGAACAGGCCGAACCCTTCGAGCTGGTCCTGCATTTCCTTGACGCGGAGGTCCAGCCGGAGGCCCTTGACGAGCAGCGGCGTACCGTCTTTGTCTGTCCTGCTCGCGAAGGTCATGCCCGGCGTTCGCGTTAGGCGGTGCTCCACCGCGCTGATGTACGGCCCGAGGACGCTGAGCATTTCGGGGGCGCGCGGGGAAATGTTCCGGGGCTCGGTCATCTTGGTGGTTGTCTCGGTCTTCAGGATACACGAAACCCTCGCGTCCCTCTTGTTGAGGCCCGAAACGGCGGTAACTGCGTCCCGGGCGTCGCTCAGTTCCTTCCGCCTCGACTCGGGGTATCTGGACAACCACTCCTCGAACGGTACCGGGTCGATAGTGTCGAGCGGGATGTTCGCCCGCGGGGAGAGGATAAACTCGCACGCCAAAGCACGGAGCGGGTTGATACGCGCACCCACATGCTTGCACCACGACCTGAGCCGCACGCAACGCCCAGCGCAGCGCGCACCGCACTCGAGTGACGGGGATCGGTCCGAGCGCACACAGGTTGGCCAGGACTGCACGGACGTCTTGTTCCTGCAGTGCCGCCCGCACTGTGTAGTCAACATGGAGACTATTGTCGGGTCCGTCAAGCGGTAGTCGAATAGTAGTGCCCTCAGGTCCGGGTTCCAAGACATTGAGCCCTCGCTCTCCGAGAAGCTGACCGGCTGGCAGGGTGAGCGCTTCCCCGTACCCTTGGTCAAAGTCAATGGCTCCTGAGAGCAGAATACAGTTGGCGGGTCCCCCGTAGTCATCGCGTTCTTCGACGCCGCCAACATCTTCGCCGCCGTCACCCTGTCCGGCATCGTCTCGATCATCTCGAGGTTCATGGTCTGGCCGTCCTGCGCCGGCGTCATCGCGTCCAGCCCCAGCTGGATCTTCTCCAGGCTGAACGGGTGCCCCGGGATGCTCGTCGGGAGCACGAACCTCGTCGTCTGCCGGTCCGTCAGCATCGGCATCGGCTCGTTGACGGGGTTGATCACGCGGGTTTCGATTGACGTCAGGACGTTGGATTGCGACTTGAGCGGCACGGTGTTGAGCCCCGACGTCAGCGCCGGCATTAGCTGGCGCGGGGCGGCCGAGAAACCTCAACTTGGTCTTGTGCCCGACAGCGCGGGCGGCGGTACCCACGACGAATCGTTCGTATGCCGGCACGTGATGGGCGACGCCGAGCACCTTAGCGGGCACGGCAACCCAGTCCGAGTCCAGAAAACGCCGCAGCCACATAGCGATGTGGCCGGGCAGCACGTGCCACGCCCAATCTGTAAGGACGACCCTGTAGTGGTTGATGGGGCCGTCGTTGAGCGGATCAAGTCCGAGGAATCGCCGGCGGTTACGAACCACGTAAATGGCATCGTCGGCGAGGGCATGGGCGTGTGCGACGGCGACGTGAGCCATGTGGACGTTGGCACGGTCGTCACCCTTGAGCTGGGAAACGGTAAAGTTCGTGAGGGCCCGAAAGTATTTCTCGTCTCGAGCGGAAAGCGCCATTTGCTCAGCGACGCCGCGCAGGAGCCCCTGCTTGATCCGGCCGACCAACACAACATCCTTGACGTAGTCGAATGTTGGCTCGCCTTGCGGGTTGACGCCGGGCACAACGCTGTGGGGGCCGGTGGTGGTCTGAATGGTGAGGTGGTCCGTGGTGGCGCGCCGCAACAAGTCGTGGTCCTCGCGATCGTAGGTACCCGGGGCTGGCTCGAT